CTTATATTACATTGCCATATACCAGCGTTATCGCAATCATCTAATAAATAAAACCATACTATTTTGTAATCATTGTTTAAGTTGGAAAACCATTGGTCTTTCCATTTCTCAGAATCGGTCATTCTTTTTGCCATTTTTTCTCTATTTTTGTGTTAATTGTACTAATATACGAATAATATCCCATATAACCAAATATATTTGGGATTATTTATCCTTCCAGTATAAATACTACAAAAAAATATTTCCATAAAAAGCTAAGAAAATAGCTCTTTTACTTTTTTATATACACCAATGTACTCACCACTTTTTATTCTATTCTGAATTTTATCCCACATCTTATTAGTTTCGTTATAGCTAAATTGAAATAAGCCATCCCCTAACTCATTAACATCGTTAGCCCTTATACTAAATGGAACTTCATGCGTTTCACCTAAACTGCGTTTGATAAACGTAGAGCCATTTCTGATAAGCTTGAATGGTTTAAACTCAGTATTCAAACAACAATGCATATCGCTTGAGTGAATCATATCCATACACAATCTATTACCCCAGCCAATACGATATCCCTCATCCATAATATGTTTAAGTTCTTTGGTATCCTTTACATCACCTATAAGAATAATATCCACATCCCATGTCCTACCTTTATAATTACCCCACACTTGCTCAGCTAACGCACCTGATAAGTAAACATCATAATCATCTACACCTTTCAGATGCTTCCATTCGTTCCACCATGCTTCTAAATTGGTAAGATTAGGTCTGCCCCAAGGTTGAGTTGTGTGTACATCTCCAATAGATGCATAAAATTCAAATTCGTTTTCCATACTATTATAACAAATAATTAAAAAGATTTGGATATGTCAAATTAATTTCGTATCTTTGATTTATCAATGGGTTTAACGTAGAGCCGCCCATTCGTTCTAAGAGTTCTATTTACTAATTTGTTATGTTAAGGGTGGAGAGGAGTTGTTAATTCAACTCCTTTTCTTTTGCGCAAAAAAGAGACCTCCGAAGAGGTCTCGAGGGGGAGAGGATATGTGTATGGAGATAAGCAGAAATAACTCCCCCTATATCTTTAATCCAACATTATAAATTCATCATCAGGATTCTTAACCTCAGCTAATTTCCTATGTGAAAGTACAAATGGATAAACTTCTTTAAACTGTCCGAAAGAGAATCTCTTCTCTACTCTTACTAATTTAACAACTTCTTTTATTCTTGTATCAATTATATTTGGTGATGTGATATCTTTTAGATATAATTCACACTCATCTATGAATCCCCATACGATGGTCTTACCACCTTTCATAAGGATATCAAATTCTTTTTTTAATTCAACCTCAAATTCCGCCATTCAATTGTTTTGTTGATTTAGTTAAAAAATCTACCTGCGTTTGTAGCTTAGCTACCATCGCTGTTAGTTCTAATATTTGTTTTCTTAATTCCGTATTGTCTATATACGATTGTTGAAGTTGACCTTCTAACTTTGATATTCTATCCTTGCAATCATGTCTGATGAATTCTTCATCTTTCTCTTTTCTGTCCGCTCTTTTTTCATAAAATCTCCAAGCAGATGCTCCACCTAAAACAGTGATTGCTGTTATCAATACTGAAAATATATTATTATCCATATCCATTATTCTTTAATTGGTACGCAATTTGGAACTTCTCTACCATCTAATATCTTAGTACCAATTGCTTCGTAACCAGCCCAACAAGCCCCTTCTAATCCATCCTCAGCCAATGCCGTTAAGTTAATACCTCTAAACTTAGTATCGTATGCAACTTTAGCCATTACTTTAGCACTAGTATCTTTTATTTTATTCATCTTATCCTTATCGTAATAAGAATAACATATAGCAGTAGCTTGTTCTATCCCATATCCAGCTTTCATTTCTTCTGGAATACAATAATTTAAATAGTCACTTTTTGTTTCTCCTGCTTTTGGTTTATCTACTGGCATAATAATTTGTTTATGTTAATTATTTTTTGTATCTTTGTATTAGTTATAACAATCAACAATCCAATTGTTACAATAGAAAGTTACATTAATATGGGAAGAAAAGCAAATCCAAACAACCAATACTTTAATCCAACAGTAGAACAAGCTATATTAGATTACAACGCTACCGAGTCTATTACTGAAAAAAATAAGTTGTATTCGATTATTTATCCCGCTTTATCTAAAGTATCCGAAGTTTATTATAATAAAATTAAGCCAACCTATATGGAAGGTGACCCTATGTCAATTCAATTGGATTGTTTATGTTTTCTTACTGAAAGATTGTACCACATTAAACAAGGTAAAGGTAAAGCATTTTCTTATATGAGTGTTACTGCTCGTAATTATTATATTCTTAATAATGATTTAGCTTATAAAAAAATAGTAAGGGTATTACCTTTACCAGACGATACTGATAAATTTGATAGGATTGATGATGGTGATATCCGTAATGAAGAAAAAGACCAAGCAAATAAATTACTAATTGCGTTTACAGAATATATTAAAACCAATTTTAAGCATATAGCTAAAAGGCAACCACAAGTTGATTACTTACATTTGATAATTAACTTATTAGAAGATATAGATAACATTGAAGATTTTGGAAAAAGAGCTTTAATGAAACGATTAAAATCTATGCACCATAAACCAATAGCACAACCATCTATTACAAGATTACTTAATATAATTGAAATACACTATATTGCATTTAAAAAACATTGGATGAAATATGGTAAAGAACCTAATTTATTGGGAAATAAAAAACTCACTCAGGAGCAAATAAAATACTGTATTGATAACTATATACCATATGACCCAATTTGGGGGTATGTAGGGTTAGCTAAGCTCTTAGGATTGGATGTCCGATTACTTACTAGCCAGCTTAGAAAATATAATTTGGTTACTTAACGTAATAGGTTCTATTCTCTTGCACTATTTTGGTAACGTTCTTTAAAACAATAGTTCTAAAGTCACCATCAGTTTCAGAAAAATAAATCATATAGTTGTATGGAGATTGCCAATAGATGGTTCCACCCATTGCTCTTCCACCTGGTCCATCAGTTGAATACATATCCCTAACGATATTACTACCATCTAATTTAGTAGCATAGATTCTAAATGGAATACCAGTTAAAGTCATACTACGCATTTGCTGATAAGAGATTTCATTTCTCTCAGCAAATTTATATAGATTTTTTAGGAATGAATTAATCATTATAGATAAGATTTAATTACATCAATGTGTCCATCCATATATGATATATCATGCTCCATACCCGTTCTTTCGTTAATGGTTTCGAATACATCCTTAAACATATCAACCAATGTGGTTGCTCTTCTTAAATCCCTTTCATCAGCTTTACCTTCTTTAATTACTTTATCTTCAATCATAAAGACAGTGTCAGCTATTACGGCAGATGCTCTAATCATATCCATTAAATCATCATCGGTAATGTTCATTTCATTTATCAAATGATTAAATGTTCCAACAGCGCCAGGGCAGATGTAAAAGTATGAGGTTTCATATCCGTAGATATCCATTTCAGATTGCATCTCAGCAAATTTATTCATTTTATTGAGGTATGAAAGTACTTTGTAGTTTATCATTATTTTCTAATTTTATTTAAATTGTTTTTAGGGGTAACGTTTCTGGTGCAATTGAACCAGTTGCTGCTTCTCCAGGGTATGATGAAGTTATTGATGGTTGTGTTTCTAATTCTTCTATTTCTCCCAACTCTCTAAGTTTATTTCTACTATATGATAAGGCTGCCTTACCACCCCACAATAGAAAACTAATCGTACCACAAGCGTTCATATCCGTTTCATCGTAATATGTTTCTGCTCTACTTAAGAATGAATACATTCTTTGAACTGTTTCTAATGATATGGGTTCTCCATTAGCTAATTGTTGTGCTCTTACCTTACCGGTTTGTGTTGCACATTTATTACCATTCTTTTCGTTTAGTTCAATACCTTTTTTGGCATTGTTACGAATCCCTTCACCATAATCAGAATAAGATTCAAAAAATACTTTTATCTTAGATAAAACCAACTTTGATTCTTCTTCAGTTAAATCTTCTATCTCTTTAATCATCAAATCGGTTGTCTGCATTGAAGCCTCAACTAAATCGTGTGAAAAGATACCCTCAATTGAAAATCCTTTAACTGCGCCAGTCTTAACAAACTCTTGCCATATTTTTTCGTTATCAATCTTAAACGTACCCATCCATGTACCAACCGGTACACTTAAACCATACATAGCTGATTTATCTTTTGTTCTACTTTCAGTTATCCAAGACTCAACTAAGTTAACTCCTTTGATATTTTCAGAATGTTCTAATGTAGCAGAATCAGTATATTTCTTTTCTAAATACATTTGAGATAATCTCTTGATAGTATCTGGCTTAAAAAATACCTGATAAGGTTTACCTTCTCCATCAATTCTAAATATCTTTTTATCGGGCACCAATATAGGTCCCATCAACATTCTTTTTTCATTATCTACTGAAGCAAACTTTACCTCGTTACCGAAGTAAACCCAATTCATTTCTATTGCAGGGTCTTCAACTAATGATATTGCGAACACTTCATCAACGTTCTCATCACCAATTGTCAACTCATATAAACTTTCTTTCATAATAATTTAACAATTAAATTTCATTTTATCCACTAAATGTAGCGGCTGTACTTGTTCTTCTATCTAAAGCTTGTTGCGATGTAACATCACCACTAACCACATATGCCTTAATTGGTTTACCACTGGCCATTGCTATTGTTTGTGCTATCTGAGAACTTGGATTGCTTCCACCCATTGTTCCCTGTACACCAGGCGCTTTTGCTTTATCTACCGTAGGTAACTTAGGTTCTGGAACCGATGTAGGTCCTCCAGCTCCTCCTCCTTTTGGTGCGGTTTGACCACCACCACCTCCACTACCACCACTATCCGCAGATTTAATTTGTTGAATTGCTTTAGCTCCAGCCACAACCGAAGATGCAATACTTAATCCAGCTGATATTGAGTTAATTGCTACCCAAGGCATACCAAACGTTAATGGAGATGCGGCTACTGCTTTAGCGTTAGCAATACCAGTGTTAACTAATATCTTACCAATTGCAGCAGCTTGTTCTACAATTACACCAGCAATTGCAATCTTTTTATTCTTACCAGCTACCTCTCTTAAGAATGAACCAAACCCTCCGATTAAATCCATCTCAGCCATTTGAATATCTGCTCTAGCTTGCTTCTCAGCCAGCATGATGTTCGTTCTTTCGTTAGCTGCTTGTTGTACTATTGCAGTTTTCTGAGCTTCAGTTAAACCGGCTTGTTGTAATAGAAGAGCTTCTTTCTCATTTGTAAGTTGTAATCTTCTATCGTAGTCAATACCAACTTGAGCTAAATCATTTTCAGTAGCTAATAACTTTTCTTCTAATTCACCTGCTCTAATGTTAGCTCTTTCACCAGCCGCTTCCATTTGGATTCGGGTTCTTTCAGCTTCAGTTAATTCAGTATTAGATAATAGTAATAATTCTTTCTCATTAGTTAAAGCAATTAACGCATCGTAATCTGATGCATCTTTCATTAATTGTTGTTGGAAAGCATTATCGTTAGTTAAGATATCGTTAGCTATTGCTTCGTTGTTTATAGCAGTACGGGCATCATTAGCTTCAAGCTTAATCTTAGTTCTTTCTGATTCAGTTAAATAAGCGTTAGAAAGTAATTCCTTTTCCTTCTCATTTACTAATTGAATTCTAGCATCATAATCTTCTCTATCGATTGCTGCTCTTTCATCAGATGCGTTCTTAATAATAGCAGTTATTTCAGATTCAGTTAAGTTTACATTAGAAAGTAATTCCTTTTCTTTCTCATTAATAGCTTGTATTCTACTAGCATAATCATTCTTTTCAACAGCCGCTCTTTCATCAGATGCATTTTTAATAATAGCATTTATTTCTGATTCAGTTAGATTTACATTAGAAAGTAATTCTTTTTCTTTATCATTAATTGCTTGTATTCTACTAGCGTAATCATCCTTAGTGATAGTAGCTCTTTCAGCTGCAGCGTTTGCTGCTATTTCGTTACGTTTGTTTTCTAATAATTCTTCTTTAGAAATAATCTCATTTCCAGCTGAATCAATATTAGCTAATAAATCGGCTTCAGTTAACTTAACATTAGCAAGTAATTCCTTTTCCTTATCGTTAATTAATTGTATTCTACTATCGTAATCAGATTTAGATAGTTCAGCTCTTTCAGCTGCCGCAGTTTCTGATATAGATTTACGTTTGTTTTCTAACAATTGTTCTTTGGTAAGAATTTCTTTACCAGTAGAATCTATGTTAGCCAATAAATCAGCTTCAGTTAATTGTACATTAGCAAGTAATTCCTTTTCTCTGGAATTGATTACAGCTATACGTTCTTTATATCCACTATCGGTTTTCTTTGTGATTAACTCACCAGCTAAATCAATTGCCGCTACCCTTTCATCGATTCCCTTTTGTGCATCGGTTTTAAGTTTAGCTAAACGTTCTTCCTCACGTTTCTTATAATCGTCATCAAATTTTTTATTGATGGCAAGTACATCTTTAGCGTATGCAGCTTCTATTTGACTTAAGTCCTTTACACCAGCTCTTAATAGGGTTTTCCTATCCTCTAAGAACTTTGTTTCTCTTTTCTTAAGTTCTGCTTCTCTTTCATCTAAAAGAGCCAACATTGCTTCAGTTTGAACTTTCTGAGCTGCTTCCATATTCTTCTTAGCATCCTCAGCGTTCTTCTTATCTCTTTCTTCTTTTTCTTTCTTAGCTTTCTCAGCCGCTTCTTTCTCAGCAGCAGTCATTCTCTTAGAACCATCCTTAAATGATTTCTCAGCTGATTTAAATCCATCCGTTACTGATGTGGCAATTCCTTTACCCATCTCCTTAACGTTATCGACTGTATTAGATATACCATCTTTAACTGCGGTGAATGCAGCATCTGCTCCTTTTTTAATTCTTTCCCAGTCAAAAGTAAATACACCAGCGATTACATCACCAGCTCCTTTAGCCACTCCTATAAGGGTTTTAAAGTTGTTTACTAATGTTCCTATGATAAACCCACCTACTGCTTTCAGCGTTCCAAATAACCCGGTAAAAACACCAGAGAGAACACCTACTGTTTTAGATAGTACATTCATTACTGTCTCACTCTCAAGTAATCCAATAACCAAGTCCGCTAATGCCATAGCAATTGGCTCTAACACTGCGAATACAGCATTCATTATCTTTTCGAATGCTTCACTAATCTTATTTAATTTAGCTTGTCCTTCTTCGGTTCTACTTAGAGATTCTTTTAATGCCAAAAATGCTCCTACAATTAAGGTAACAACACCAAAAGCAACTTTGAATCCAGTAGAGAATCGGTTTAATCCTTCGTTAAATGTTTTAATTGCACCCCCTGCGGCTCCTAATGGACCGGGTAAAGAAGCCAATTGGTCATCAAATTGACCAGCTTGGAATCCTACTTTCTCTTGCGCATCATTTAATTCATCTAACTTCTGTCTTAAAGCTTCGAATTCTTTAGTTCCATCCTTACCCTCATCAGCTAATTTTTGTAAAGCAACGGTAGTTTCTCTAATCTGAGCTCTAAGGGATTTAAATTTATCATCACTTTGCTCAATAGAGTCCCCAAGTTCATTAACTTGTTCCTGTCCAGTTACTTCTACGTCAATGACTGTATTATATGTGGTAGTATTATCCATGCCAAATTCGTTTTAATTGTTTTCTAATCTCTCCCCAAGTATACGGAATCTTATATTTTCCTTTGGCTGTATCAATTGAATTGGATACACCATAATATTCTTCTACTACTAACAGGTCTAATATATTCTTTAACATACTACTATAACATTTAAGAGTTAACATTTAATGAACCCAATAAGATAGGTCCAAGCAATTGTATTTGACATTCTCCAGTAGTTAAGTTGTAATCGTTTATAGCTCTTAGGTGATAATCGTTACCTCTAAAGTTTATAATATCATTTAACTCCATTTCAAAATAGTCAGAAATTGGAATAATAGCACTAGCGTTTACAACCCTTGTTGTTGGGCTATAAAGAAGTGTTACATAAGTTTGCCAATAGTTTGTATATAATGAATTTATTGGTGCGTTACCATAAACAGCTTCTTCATTATTAAATAATAATGATTGAGAACCAGTAGTAGGAAATGAACCAGTCACAACATTATAATGGTCAAAGTATGGAAATTGATTTACTTCATTCCCCGTATTATTTGAATCAGCTACATAAAATGGTTCACAATCAATTTGTCCATTATAAAAGAATATACGTGGTTGAACACGTACAGGCGAATAATCCTGACTGTTAATAAATGTTGGTATGTAAATAGGTATTTGTGCCATAAATTTTTATTTTATTAAAAGAATGAAGTACCTCCACCGCCACCACCATAACAAACTGTCGTATTACCAACATATCCTTGCGATGCAATATAGATAACGGCTTCATCAAAGTTATCTACAGATTGAACTAACCAATAATTAAATCCACCATTAAATGGAAGAGTTCCGGCAAGGTTTGTAAAGAATCTAGTAACTGAGAATATATTAGGTGTAGTAGCATATACTATTTGAGGTCCATATTGGCCAAAATTACAAGCAGTACTTTCGGTAGAATAACCTTCACTACTTATATAATATGCATATAGTCCCGCAACTACTGGTGTAAGACCTTCTACCGAACCTGATAATCCAGTTCCTTGTAAATACAATAATGGAGTTGATGATACTGATGTTTTAACTTCAAACTTACCTTGTGAGAAGAAGTTTTGTTGGTCAACATAATATGATTTACCAAACTCCCTATTTGCTCCTTTAGCAAATTGTTGTGATATATAATCCGTATCAAGCGTGTCACCAAAACTTAACTCATTAACTGCAAAGTTATTTGCAGGTACAACATCGATTTTTTTGTCAAGGTTGATGTATCTATTAAAATCCCATCTTCTACCTGTATTGTACCATTGATTGAAGGTCTCCACTACAAATTGATTTCTAACTGTCTTTGATGGATACATCACTAAGTTAAATTTCTTTTGGATAGATGTAATAAAATCAACAAGTTTAATTCCTCTTGTACCAAATGGCATATTAAAAGGTATGTCCATAATCCTACCATCAGCTCCCTGTCTTACCTTATTAATTTCTAAATAAGATTTAGGTTTACCACCTGGGTCTAATGTAAGAGTAAAGTCATTATATGGAGCGTTAAATATATCAGTCCACTCAAATCCAAATCTATATGTACCTGGTGATAATAATGGTGTAGAAAACGCTGTAGCTACTTCATAGTTAGTATCTTGCTTTAATGTCCCACCAGCAAAATCAGATATAGTTTTATCATAAAAATAATCACGTATTACTGGTAATGATACTGATGTTACCACAGTAGCAGAACCGGTTTCCATTACCAATAAAGAAGGTGATGGTCCTCCAATAGAACCAGATAATTTTAAAGCAAGATTTAAAACACCTTGTAACGATGAAGTTACAGTTAATGTATATGCCGCATTAGCACCAATTACATTTGATGGGTCTTGTAATGCGTTATACCAAGGAAAAGCAGTATTGGTTGATGATGGTACTAATAAATCAGTTTGTCCACTTGCTGATATAGGAGCTATCTTAACAATACCTAATGTTTCTAAATCCACATCAGGGTATACTGGATACTTTAATTGTCTATTACATATCATATACATATCTTCTATAAAAGGTTGGTCAAAGAACGAACCTGTGTATGTATATCCAGCGTAATCAAATATTGCATCCCAAACTCTTTTAACTTTAATAGCAGGTTTGAAATCTTCAACAGCCATTGCTTGTGATGGGGTAGAATTATCATCTATACCACTATAAATGTCACCACTTGTATATCGTAAACCTTGTCCATAATCTGCTAATGGATAAACAATATCTCCATTAAATAAATCACCAGCCCAGCTAGCAGATATATTTGTAAATGATGATGTGTGATTGTATATACTTAACGAATTTAAATCATTTAAAAACGTTCTATTAATTTCTCTTGCGAATGATGATACAGCTCCAAAGATAGTTACCTCATACGAATCGATAAATTTATTTTGTTGTATAGATACCTTATTTAGTTGAAGATACCCCTGAGCTAAATATAATCCATTAAAATCAATGTAGCAAGGTACCTTTACGTTTGTAGCAAATGTATCAGGGTTAACAACACTAATATCATATACGTGTTGAAAGAAAGCATTATTCTTTTTACTTCCGGGCAAGTTAATTTGACGAGTAAAGTCAGCTGGGATTAATCCTAAATCAAATAATCCAGTTACGTTATCTGATAAAAGAATTTGTTCATCTTCGAACAAATCTAATATTACATTATTCGCTACTAATTGAAATTTTACTCCTTGAGTTGTAACTAATCCCATATTAAATTATTAATTTATATCCTTGTCCGTATCTGAAATCAAATGAGTATTGAATTAACTTATCAACAGCCTTAGTCTTAAAGTCAATTGTGTCAGTATCTATTGTTATAGGCGTCAAATTGTCAGTACTTTCTGTTGTTACATAGTATATTTCATCACTTACCATTAATTGCTTAAAGATATCGTTATAATCCTCATCAACCCAAAACGAATTAACGCTAATTGCTTGTTTACTATCAACCAAATAGTTTAAATTTTGACTATCGTAGTTAGCATAAGATAAAGTTGAGCCATTCCAAGTACCAATTTGTGGTTGATATGTTCTCTTTTCAGTTTGAAATGATTTTTTACTAACCATATAGAAGTTGAAATAATCAAATTGACCATATCGATTCTTCCACTTAATTCTTACATTGGGATATTTTTGTTCACAAACTAATTCATAGTAAATAGGAAGTCCTAATGGTACTTCCTCTGCAAGTGGTTCGGGACGATAAAAGGCTTGTATAGTATATCCAACAGATGCAGTTGGGAATGGAAATCCGGCTGATGATGGATAAGCTGGAACTTGTTGTATTTGTTGTGATGAACTTACTGATGATGATACAGTTAAACTACCTGTTAAGGTAGAATCTAATAAGGTATAAATTACTAAATTAGGTTGTGGTGCCTCACTAGCTGGTCCAGTATATACACCAATCGTACCTGTGTTAGCAGGAAATATTGATTGAGTAATAGGTCCATCTGTCATTAAAGGCCAATGTGGCGATTTTTCATCAATAGCTCCATTAATTTGCTCTTGAAAAATAGAGTACCCATCTAATGCTTTATACACACTGCTTATAGCATGTGAACCTGTTACATAAACAGAACCTGAAAGGAATCTACTGAATCCATCTACTTTGTAATACCTTACGTTTGAAGGATTAGTTTGTCTTAAATCTTGTAATGTTGCATTGATAACTTTACTTACATCAAAAATTCCAACTCTACTTGCGTTTGGATATTTTACTAATGTATATTGACTACTTGAACCGGAGGCATTTAAGCTACCACTCCAATATTGTAGGTTCATATAGTATTGAAAGAATGAGCTAGTTACAACATTATCACTTTCCGATAGTGTAAACACCATTGGTGATTGTGCTAATGATACTTCTGCTGGATTTTGAGTTATTGTCAGAGCCATCTAAAATCTTTTTTAATTTAACCATTGAAATGGGAAAAGTATTTGATGAACTACTTTTTCTTTCCAAGCTTACCTAATGATATAGATAATCTGGATAGCGTATCCTTAGCTACTTCTTCTACTTTTCCTTTGTTGAATTCATCTATTGCTTGTGCTAATTCCGTACTATTAGCTGCATATTCTGCAAAAGGTCTTGCTTCCATCTTCCAAGTTCCATTCTGAACGTACTTACCATAGGTAGCCGCTGGAGGAGCATAAGTTAAAGCAAGGGTATATTTACCTTGCTCTTCTGCAATCATTTGTGTAGCAGTGTTATAATCACCTACTTGCCTATATAAATTACCCGTCTTATACGCAGGCCTCCAAGGCCCATTAATCATATATGTTTGAGCAAGTGTTTTATATAATCCAGCTACATCTTTTAGGGTTTTCATTAACCAAGTAAGTTAAATTCACAACGAGGTCTATCATTATGAGTTACTAATTCAAATGATACTACCCATCCACCTAATCCGTTGTTAAATCTATCTTTAAATGCTATACATCTAATATCACCAAGGATTTGAAAGTTTGTTAATGCGTAGGCTGTAAATGATGTTAAATCATTTATAATAGCTAATGTATTAGCATGAATATCAACAGTATCATCATCACCCTCAAATGTAGCAACATCAAAGTTTTTGGTACCAAATGATTCGTTATCTTTTAATTTAATTTTATCAGCAACAGTCAATTGAATTGAATACTTTGTTTCACTACCAATAAATCTAGCTTCACTAATTAAAACATTAGCTAATGGATATGCAGGAAACTCTTTATTATCAATATCATTAATATCACCCTGTGAAACAAAGGCAATAGATGGATGATTCTTCATAATTGTTTTAAAGTAATCTAAAACATTATAATAGAGCGTATAGTTAGTATCGTTATTATCGTAATATGCTGCCATAGTTTATTATAGATTTAATCCTCCAAAATATGCGTTACCCATATCAGGGTAGATTTCAGTTTGATTACCAACTGATTGTAGGTATTCAGGTATTCTATTAGAATATGCAATTAAATAGTTTTGTGTTCTAGTAGCATAATAATCAGCGTTGTTCATTGCCTTTTGTAAAAGGTAATCTATTTGGCTTTTATCTACACTATCACTTTGTTCACTCTTATGTTTAACAGCTCCTTCACTCTTAAATTGAATGTTAGAGAATGGAAGATATTCAACTACGGAATACCAAACTAATGTTGGCTTAATATGGTCATTCATTAAGTCTTGGTAGAATACATCCTTTTGAGCGAATGTACCAGCTTCTATTTCTGCCTGTAAAGAATAAAACAAAACAGTACCCAATAGATTTAAAAGGTATTTATCTTGCGCTGTTCTTATAAATGATAGTAATCTATCAGCATCAATTGAACCCTGCAATGGAGTTTGTTTGATGATATCGTTTCTGCTTACAAATAATGCGTATGCCATATTAGTTTTTATTTAATGTTGTTTCTTCAGTAAATTGAGTTGTATCAGCTACTACATCAGTTTCATTAACCATAGCAGGATTTTCGGTAACGTTTTCAATTTCCGTTTTAACCTCTTGAATTGTTTGACCTGTTTTCTCAGCTTGTGATGCTAATAATGCCGTTGGTACTGCTTGTTCAAAATACAAACCTATACTTCCCCATCCACCTTCTACTAATGCTGTATCTAATTGATTCAATATTAAATTTTGGAATGGTTCAATTGTCATTGTTTGTAAGATAGAATAAGCCGTTTGCATTTCCTCACTGTTAGAGCTAAATCCATTCACTGCGGTACGAATACCCATCAACAATGGAGAAGTGATTCTATGCGCTACTAAAATCCTATCCTGAGCGTATTCTGAAACGTATGTGTATTTCTCGTGTAAACTATCTACCTGAATTGTATCAATAGTTGGTTGTCTATCTTTATCATCGTTAAATGATAACATAAATCTACCAGCATTACGAGTACCTGTGAACTTTTGAGATATCATATCTTCGATAGTATCTCTTTCCTCAGGTGCTGGAATACCATTGTTCATGTTAATCATTACCAAAGGTAAGAATCCATTCTCAATGTTGTTTAAATGTAAGTTAGATAACTCAGCTTCAACGAATGCAAATTGTAAACCAGGGAACCAATCCGGTACTGAATAATAGAAATGACCAGGTGAGTAATCTTTAATGTAAAGAATCTCAGTTGATTCATTAGATGTTCCAAAAGCAGGAATACGTTTTTTGTTTCTAATAGCTCTTTGGTCTGTCCAATCGTGTGAGTAATAATATGCATCTATTCTTGGAGATTCAACTAACTTCTCAGCTCTTATATTTTGAACTGGAGTGTGATACATCTTTATAATTTGTGTATGTGCTTCATTCCAATGTACTAAGAAACATGCATTACCATAAAGTTTTAAATCAAATGTTACTCTCTTCATTTCTTCTTGAGGTAACATCTTAGCAAATGATTCTTTTAATTGTTCATTTTCACAATAGATACCTCTACCAAAAATCATATCAGCAATACCACCAATACAAGCTGCGTTGCTTGTAGAGTTCATATATGCCTCCGTAATGTTTTGGAAATAATCATCCGGCATTATGATACCAACCGGCACATATTGCATTCTTGTTTTTGTATCCTCTATAACTTGAGGGATTTCTTGTTGGGCTAAGTTTACAACTGAGAAATTTTGTGGTTTGCTCATATTAATCTAAAATTATATATTCGTTATCTGATAGGTTTGATACATAAACATTTTCTAATGGTATTTGGTTTGTGTAGTTTGCTTTATCAATTGATTGAGAAGCAAATACATTTATTGAACCATGCCATATAGATGCCGTACCACTCATAATATAAGCCCTATATTCATCACCAATTGAAGCAGATGGTATAGATGTTGCAAAATTTAATCTACTCTCATATGGGGCATATGTGTAACTCAGGGAGCTACTTGTATTAACCAATGTAGACATATTTTGTAAATGTAGCTTAAGTTGCGATGAACCAGTTGGCTGTGTTCGTATTGTAAAGGAATTACTCCCAGAAATATAGTATGCTAACATATCTTGTATTTACCTTGTTATTTTCTATTACTTTAACAACATTCCAGCTAAATTTAGTTAATGAGCATAAAAAAAGGAGAACCGAAGTCCTCCTTTAGTATTATTGTGTAATACTGATTAGTTAGTACCGTAAACTACCGTTGGTTTAGCAGACCCAGACAATGCTGCGAATGGATTTCCAGCTACAGAGCCAGAGATTAAAGCCGCTGGTAATGCTTCAGTTCCAGTAAGAGTTACTGAGTAACCATAAAGGTCACCTAAAGCAGCTCCAGTTTGGATGGTTCCCGCAGTTACATCACAACCTAAAACTTCACCTGCTACGAAAGCATCTCCGTTATTAGTTGCAATTACAATCTGAGGTCTACCATAAGCCATTACTTTCAATTGGGTACTCATCTCTTGTGTGATTTTCTTTAAGTTCAACACTGTCTCCTGAGAGAAGAATGTTGTTCCGTTTTCACGAGATGAATTAACAGTTTCAGTATATGCACTTGTCCCTTTTAACTGATAGTAGTAAACTGAACTACCTGATGGGAATGCTGTGATTTCTCCAGCTACGTTTTTAGTGAAAGAACCCGTAGTGTAGTTAAGAAAGTAAACACCAGCTAAACCACCGATACTCTCTTTACAAACTTCGTTTCTTCCAGCACTTAAATTACAAGTCGCCATATGTTTGATTTTTTATTTATTGTTAATTATGTTAATTTAAAATAAGTAAAGTGAGGGGAGGAATTATACCTCCCCATTATTCACTTAAATTTTTTATTAGTTAGGGATGTGGATAGCAATATCCTCACCTATACCAAATTGAGTTCCAGCAGTATATCTCATAATGATTCTGAAATTCTGTGAGCCATCGATGTTAGCCATGTCTAAAACTCGTACTTCGTTGTAATCAGATAATAAACCTGTACCGAAGAATAAGTTAGATTTTTGAGCTGCTACCATATATGAACTAGTCATACCAGGACAGAATTCTAAAGCGATACCATTAAAGTCCATTGGTTTTTCACCAACAGTAACTTTGTTATCGTATCCGTTAGCGTAGTTAGCACCTAATGCAGTTTGATAAGCTTTCTTAACGTTTGTTGGAACGTAGATAACTAAATCTTCTTTTCCGTAAACCTCTTCAGGAATAGCATCAACTAATGAAGTTAATTTAGCAATTACGTTAGTAGAAGTGATTGAACCAGAAGCAGATGATTTAATTACTGCACCAGCTCCACCAGCAGCTGCTGAACCAGATAATGCAGGTAATAAACCAGCGAATTGTCCGTTAGTAGCTCCTACACCTTGCCAGATAGAAATTTCAGTAGCTTCAGCTACTTTTCCACCTACATAAGAGATTAAGTAATCGTTGAAATCTTTTGGAATTTCATCAAATGCGCTGTAGCCCAATTGTAAAGATTCCCAAGAATCTACGAAGTTTTGCTTACAAAGCTCCAAGTTAACTTGCAATTCCTTTGGTTCAATTATTCTCTCAGAAAGAGCTACAGTACCAGAAGTTACAAAGTTACAAGAAGCATCGTTGATAATGCTATCAACCGCTACCTTTTGGATTACCTCTTTGTACTTCACGTTTGGCATGATAGTAATAGATTTGTTGTCCAAAGTCTTAGCTGATAACAACGCCGCTGCGATATAATTTCCAGCGAACTCACCAGCATACGTTGAAGTAACTGCTGGTTGTGTGAAGTTTTGTTGTTTTCTCATTTTTAATGAATTTGTTTTGTTGTTAATTTTATTTGTAAAGTTTAGATAGAAAAGCTTCTTGCGAATTTGCTGCTTTTTTACCACTTGTTTGTGCTTGTCTACTTAATGTTGTTTTCACATCATCAATAGGAGCTCCATTCAATTTGTTTAAAGCTTTTGCTTTTTTCATTTCAGTTGGCACCATCTCTTCATCCTTAGCAGGAGCTTCTTCAGATATTACATCTTCTTTAACTTCTTCTAATTTTGCTAATCTAGCAGCCATTTCCTCAATTCTATAAGAAAGTTTTTCGTAAACCTCACTCATCGTTTGTGGAATATCTTGTGGTTCAGCAGTAGTTGCATCAGGTGTTTCTGCAGATGAGATATCATCTCCAGCTATCGATGCCATATCTTCTTCCTCAGGAACTTCAGCTTGAGCTTCCTCAACATTCATTCTTTCGGTGATAACACCATCTTTAGTAACAACTCTAATCACTACTTCTTTACCTTCTGAGTCCTTTAAAGCAATCTCATGTTCTCCATCGGGTGCAGGTGATAAAGTTCCATCAGATGAAACTACATCAACTTTTTCTCCTAAGTCAAACGTTGGTGATTGCAATACAGTCCCATCAGCCAATGTGGCATCAGTAAACTCGACAGCCTTAGATAAGGTTTGTACAAGTTTCTTAAGTACGTCTTTTGCGTTCATATTAGTTTTGTATTTAGTTATTTAACAATTGGTTTTTTTTTCGTATCGATTTTTAATTACCCGGCACGTAAGGGTAAGGTGCTGTATATCTAAATGTACCACTTCCACTATTATATGTAATAGTAGTTGTATTACCAGCTTTAGTAATTGTAGCATTAGTTACAGCAATATTATAATCAGTAGAGCCACTACCAATAGTACCTTCAAATTGAATTACAAATAATCCGTTTGAACCAGCTCCCCCAACACCAGCACCAGCACCGCCGGTTCTAGCTCCACCACCACCTGCTCCAAAAGAAGTAGCTGATTGTCCATTAATTTCAAAAGCTCCA